GTTGAGCTGCCCGGACTGGACCCAGCCCGGGCCCGAGGTGGTGGCCACGGTGACGCTGGTCGTGGTCGAGGTGAGGTCCGCGGCGAGGACGCTGCCGTCAGTGTCGATCCGGGCTGTCGTGGTGTCGAGGTAGCCGATCATGTTGTACGGGCTCGCGGGAGCACAGGTGAACGTCAGCCTGTGCTGGAAATGGTTGATCGACTCAGAGAACCCCAAGACGAGTTGGTCGATCGTGTCCCCACCCAGCCAGGACGGAGGGTTGATGACCTGCACCCGGTCGCCCATCCGCAGCCCGAGGACCGCCCGCCGCATGTCCGGACTGATGCTCGGGTGCGAGAGGTTCACGCTGATCTGCGGGTATCTGGCTTCGTCCACTGTGCCCAAGTGGACGCGCCATGCGGCCTGGTCCAGCAGCGTCGGCGTGTCCGAGGCGGCCAGGTTCAGGGCGAGTGCCGAGCTCGCGTTGGGCCCGTACGCTCCGACCCCGGCCGGCGGGGGCGCCGTCGACAGAGGGCCGGCAGTCTCCTCATAGGTTGCGGTCACGCCGCCCACGCTGATGGTGACCCGGTTGGCGAGGTACCGGTCGTCCTCCACCGGGGTGGGGACCTCGGACAAGTTGAACCCGCTGTAGTTCAGCACCAAGGCCGGGTCCTGGTTGTACAGGCTGGCCCGAGTCCGGTAGCCGAGGCCGAGCGCGGCCAGGTTCTCGTACAGCAGCCCGTCGTCGGCGAGGACGGCTTCCTGCATCAGGGCGAGAGGGTTCTGCTTGCTCTGCGCGCCGAGTGCCACTGTGTCGTCGAGGTCGCCGACCCAGTCGAAGGGAAGCGCGTTCTCGCCGCACAGCCGCTGAATGCGGCGGCCCGCGGTCTCTCCGATCGGGTTGAGGCGTACCCCGAGCGCGCCCACCGCTGTGATCGTGTTCTCTACGGTGACATGCCCGATGGCGACTCCAGGCAGGTACTGGGTGCCAGCCGGGCCAGCTGTGGCACGAGCCGCGGGACCGAACTGCACCTTGACCACGCGGGAGAGCTGGGTCACGTTCTGGGTGTCGGTGACGCTCGACGTCGCCCCGGTGTTGACGTCCGTGATCCGCACCGTTCGGGTGATCGCCGTCCCGGACTCCTGCAACTCGACGGACACGTACATCTGACGGCCGCGGACATCCAAGGTGTGGGGCAGCTGGATGCCGAGAAACGTGCCGTCGGACGCACACGTACGCAGCACCAGCGAGTTGGAAGCATCGGTTGTCGAGTAGTACAGCTCCCAGAACTGGGCTGATCCTGCGGAGTAGTCGGTCTGGTCGATCGCGCAGATCACCTTGCCGTCGGACAGCCCGATCGCCGGGATGAAGCACAGGAACCTGACCTGCGTCGCGGTGGGTTCGTCGTAGGCGACGACGCCGCCGGACAGCGAACTTGTGGTGAGGTCGGGCAGCGGATCCGACGCCCCGAACCCCGAGTAGCTCGCCAGCGTCGGGGTTCCGGAGATCGTCATCCGGGAGCCGCTGATGAGCGCGGACGCAATCGTCGTTGAATCCGACGGGTCCTCGCACGACCAGTACGCCACCACGCTCGACGGGAGCGGGTTGGTGACCGCGTTGTAGATCACGCTGCGCTCGGGTGCCGGGCCCTGCGACAGGCGCTGGAGGAGTCCGTTCACGCTGGCTTCGGTCCACACGTCCGTACCCGTCGGGTCCCACGACGCGGGCCAGCGCGGAATCTCACCCTGGACGCGGTAGCTCTTGCCGCCCATCCCGTCCGGGACGCTGATCCGGATCGGCTGGTTGCGGCCGATCTGCCCAAACCAGGCGCCCATGGGATTGCGCGGGGTGAACCTTCCGTCCGGGTTCTTCAGCGTCAGTGCCCCGCTGGCCTGTTCGGTCTGGTTGCCCTCGTCGCGGATGCCCTTGGTGAGGGTGATCTGCCCCTGCTCGTCGCGGACCATGACGTACGAGGTGATGTCCACCCACGTCCCGTTGACGAGCAGTTCCACCGTCGCGGGGGCGCCGGTTGAAGCCTCCCCGGACGCGCCGAGGGGACCGGCCGCGGTACGCATACGCCGCTGCCAGCCCATCACGTGTGCTGCGAGACCTCCAGGCATCGACTACTCGTCCCAGCAGACCCACGTCGAAAGGTTCACGGCAGCGCCGAACGTGCACCGCACCCGCAGGAACTTGGACACGGCGACGATGGGCCGCTCGTCCGGCATCCACTGGTACACGTAGTTGATGTCCGTCGACCCGGCCGTGGGCGGGACAAGGTTGACGTCGAAGGTGCGGGTAGCGGCCACGGTGCCCTCAACCGTCGCGGTATACCCGGTCCCGGTCGTCGACAGCGCCATCAGCGACGCTGGCGCGTTCGGGTCGAGCGGCTGAACGCCCGCGGCAACGTGAGCCGTAACGGTCGCGGCCACGTCGGTCTGAATCAGTTCGACCTGCCCAGCCGACCCCGGCACCCCGTCGAGGGTGAACCCCCACGAGATGAGCTGAATCTGCCTGGTGCTCGGGGTCGCGATCTGCAACATGGTCTTGATCGCGGTGCCCGTCGTCACCTTCTGCTGGGCTGCCGTTGTGGCCATCGGCCCGTTGAACACTCTGTACCGGTGGATGCTGATCACTCCCTCATACGGGTCGTCCTGCAAGGACGAGTTGGACGTTGCCGCCGCGCACGCGCACGGCGCGGCGAATGAGCTGCAAGATGAACTCGTCGGTCTCAGAGCCGCTCGACCGGATCTCCAGCACCGCATGCGCCGGGCCGCCGCCACCTCCGCCGGCCATGCGCCGCGAGTCCGGGCCCGACCACACGCGGGAGCCGACCGGGAGATCGAGGAGCTCGGGTTCGTGCTCGCCCACCCACGTCAGACCCCCGCGCAGGCCACCCGACGCCGCGGCGCCGACGATCCCGCCCGCAGCTTTGCCCTTGACTGCCTTCGCGAGGGCCCGTTCCATGACCTTCGCGAGATTGCTCATGGCTTTTTCCAACTTGTCCTGCTGCTTGGTCAGCGAGCTGACGAGCTTCTCCTGCGCCTTGATCGCCGCCCCGTACACCGCGTCCGAGGTGGTTTTCCCCGCAGCCCCAGCGGCCTTCGCGATCTGCCCCTGAAGGGAATTGATCGAAGAAATCTCCGACCCCGAAGCCCCCAGCAGCGCGCCCGCGGTCTCCAGGCCGCCGCCGTTGACACCGGCTTCGGCAATCTGCTGGATCAACCCCTTGTCCAGGCCCTTGCCCTTCAGGCCCTTCAGCGCGTCGGCGAACGCGGTGTCCTTGTCCCGGGACTGGGTTAGGCCGCCCATGATCGAGGCGACGGTGACGGTGCTCCCCGCGGAGACGCCCTGGGTGATGCTCGACGACGATAGGACGTTCGACTTCACCGAGTCGGACAGTTGCGAGGCGCTGGTCTTGAGGCTGTCCAGCTTGGACTTCGCGCTGTCGAGGCTGCGGGTGACGTTGTACAGGCTCTTGTCGTACCGGATCAGGCTCTTGCCTACGGAGTCCAGTTCCTTGAGCAGGCCCGTTTCTTTCCGGCCGCTGAACGCAGCCTTGATCTGGCCCGCGGCCTCGTTCAACGCCTGCGTCAGACTGCCCAGATCGGCAGGGCTCCCGAGGGACCGCTCGAACGGAGTCGTGTGGTAGCCGGCCATCCGACCGAAGTGGGAGATGCCGAACTGCCCAGACAGCCCGGAGCGGGCGGTCTTCTCCGCCGCGGTGACGCCGCCCTTCGCGAAGTGCGGCACCCGGTCCTCGTTGATCGCCTCCAGCATGGAGCGGTACTTGGCAGTCTGCCGCTTGTTGACGATGAACTCCCCGCCCATCGCCAGCAGCGGCACATCGTCCTCGACACCGGAGCCGCCCGTGATGTGGCCGCCGGTCGCGTACTTCGACACCCCGCCCTGGCCCTGCGCGGGCCGGCCGATCGTGCTGTACTTCGCGATCGTTTCCCGAACGGTCGTGACGGTGACTGTCTTGCTGCGGAGCGCGTTGATCGCCGCTTGGATCGCACGCGCCGCCGCGCTGGCCCGGTCCCGTGCCGACAGGGTGATCGTCTTGTCCTTGAGGCCGTCACGGGCCCGCTGCACCGCGTCGATCGCGGACTTCGCGGGCTTCCCGTTCGCCGAAATGCTGAACCGGCCGTCTGGCAGGCGGGTGACCTTCAGCCCCAGGCCGCGCAGCATCGACACGGCATCGTCGGTGAGCGCGCTGACCTTGACGCTCTTCGCGTTCGGGGTCTTCTTCAGCG